TCGACCGTAAATACTAACGTGGTTCCTGCGGTGATTATATGCACCCTCACATCTACCAAATTCCACCCAGCCAGCCATTCAGGAGTCGGCCATATAACCACATCATCAGCAACAAAATGAGTGGCTCCAAGGGCAATAGGGTATAAAATAGCAGACCGTTTCCCATAATCAGAACCGGCAAGTCCGTCTGGAGTTATCGCTTTCGCCGCTTCTGTTGCCGCGCTCGTTTCAGCGATTGAGGCGTAAACATTTACTATCCCGTCAGCCGTACTCATTGCCAGCCACTTTGTCAGAGTTTCGTCATAAATTAAAATAGCGAAATCTTCAATATCGTTGAGCGTTATATCTGCCTGACCTACGCAGCTAATATTTCCCGTATCATGTTTGATAACAATAGACCTTCCATCGTGATCCGGTCTGATAAACAATAAAGAACCTTCTCCAATATTCCCACTGATAGTTATTGTGTCAAGGTCGTCTGAGGCTATATCCCCTGCGGTGTCTATTGTGTGATAGTTATTAGTTGCTGTAACAACACCTGCAGCAATGGTCAGCTCTGTTGCCCCTACGAATGCAAACGTGTTCCAGATCTTCTCTTGATTAGTTTGTAATGTGTTGACGTGTTCTGCCATCACATCATCCACATTATCTACTCTTGGTGTTAGTGCTATAATTGCTCTTGCCATTTACTGTACTCCTATACCTACGTTAGTTACTATATTTCCTCTGCCAACCGGTGAACCGGTCGGAGTTCCACTTACTCCATTAATATGATCAGGAATATAATTGGTTGCTCCCAAAGTTTTTCCATCAAACATATCTGTGCCTAATCCTTGAGCTGCATCTAAATTTGGAGCAAATATCAAATTATGCCTTATAATATTTTTCACTCTTGAATCAGAAATAATATCCGCTTCTTGAGCAGTTAATATACAATCATACAAAAGAACTTCTATTACCCTCCCGTCAACAGAAACATTCCCAGCGTCTAATGCAGGGATGCCAAGATTAAGAGTAGAGCCATTCCCAGAAGCCGCAACACCAGCAGGAGCAACACTTTCATTCAATGCCAAAGATGTTCCATCAAGATATAAGATAGGATTATTTGCAATATTAGAATTATCAAAAGTAACTATTATAGTCTTATTTGTTCCAGTTCCTATTACACCTCCGGCAGTATCCCATTGTGCCGAAACAGCCGCTCCTGCATTCCAAAACCCATTCAGAAATGATATTCCGCCAGCTGCCTGTAACCCAATAAACACTCCCCATATATCGCTTTGAACAAGTATATTGTCTCCAAATAAAACAAAAGTTTGCCTAATTATATTTGTTACAGAATCCAAGTTAACACGAAGCACTATTGACTTTTGAGTTAACCCAAAATATGCGGCATTATTACCGTAAGCTACACGTTGGGGGTTAATACCAGTAAATTCTATCATACTGATCTAACTCCTAACGGATTGCCCAATAAGGGTACTTGATAATTAGGATCATATTCAATGGGCGCCGAAGTAAAGTCTTCATAACACCATGAACATGTTTCTGATTGTATGTGTCCATCAACTTTTTCACATATCATTAAGTAGTTTACTCCATAAATATTGTCTGTTTCAACGATTACTCTGGTGATTTCTGTTTTATTATTACACCCAATCAATAAAACAAATACCATTAATAAAACAAGTGTCTTTTTCATTTCTTCCTCCATTTACTTATATTATATACCATATTATGAGTAAACCAGGAATACGTATTTTATTATTGCATCGCCAACAAGGGTGTCAGCTACTGCATCGGCATCTCTATAAAGTCCAATATTGCAGAAGTCGTTAGCCGCCATTGAATCATCATTTGTTAATGTAACAACTGCCTTATCCAGAGTCAATACAACACCAGGAACGGTAGTCGTTGAAGTATTGACCGCATCATAAACCTTTGCAGCAACTCCAGCATCCCCATCACTTTGAGAAGCAACGCGCCCACAAAAGACAACATCACCAGCTATCGCAGCAACCGAATAATAATACACCCACAAAATAGGGTCTGATACAAAGTTGGGCGGTACAAGAAATTCAAACTGCAGCCATTCATCTGTTGTATCATCTGCCGAAGCAATCCGCCAGTTGGGTTTAGGAGCTGCTCCTGAACTTTCAACCTGTGAGATTGCCATTGGAACATTAGTGCTTATTGGTAAAAGCGCCGCACCTATCGGCAATTGTAGTTTACTAATACCGGCCCAATGAGCAGCCTCGTTATCACGCCAATAAGTATTTCCATGAGCTGCCGTAATTAATTGATTAGTTACATATAGGGGGATGGCTGTTCGTGCCATTATTTCACCTTGCCTTTGAGAGATTGATTATTCTCTCTGCGTAAATCTTCTGCTGATTCTCCTGGATCCCATGACCTTGATAACGGGCCGTGTTTATCTTTGACAGCAGGAATAGCCAGTACAGTTCTTTCTATTACATTCGTGCCACCCTTTATACGAATAGGACGCTCTAATAATATTCGTTCAATGTCAGCCCGCTCTTTTTCAGAAGGGAATATAACCTCTCGTGGCTTGCCATGATTCTCATAATTACCACACGAGAAACAATAGAATATCGGTTCATCCCAATGTACCGTTTCAGATCCACCACATTCACATTCAACCAACCATTGCCCAAAATTTACTTTAGCAAATACTGGCTTTCCTACTGGTTCACAATCCATAAAAGGAGTATCCAGCAATCCGCGTTTGACCATTTGAGTGCAAAGACTTTTAATCCTATCTTTAATAGACTTATGCTTTTCTCTGAATAGATAATCTTTAGCATTTATAATTCTTGTTTCGGTTTGCATATTACCATCCCATCACTGTTCCAACGCCTAATAAATGAACGCCTATTCTCCAATAGTCACCACCACCAACTCCATAGGTAGGCTCGAATTTAAATTCTGTTCTTACTAACTGACCTGATTTATTCAGCCACTTATGATTAATTTTACTAACCATAAAATTATCATCAATTACCCATGTAGTAAGGTCAAGGTTAACCATATCAAACAAATCTAACCCGAATTGAATACTGAATCTATCTTCAACAAACGCTCTTGGAAATATCGGCTCGGCTGATAAGAAGCCAGCCAGGAAAGTTGCCATATTCTGAGCAACACTGGTATCCTGAAGCCAGGGAAGATCAATATTAAATGCCTTCGGTTCTGTATCATATCCGGTGCCTTCACCAACCATTTCAGCTATATCGGGTGATTCAATTGGCTTTCCTCTTATCTGTAAAAGTGTCAGGTAGGCAGCGGCACCACCATTCGTTAATACAGTCTTTGATGTTTGCCCAAAGTCTGTAAAGGTTCTTGTAAAGTTACCTGTTAAATCAGCCCCGCCGCCATCTTCATCGGCATTACAGAAATAATCAGTACTTGCTAAAGGATCAACAACGTCAACCGCAGAAACGTCAATATCATTATATTTATATGTTGACCATACTGTATAACTTTCACCTGCTCCGATAAGCGGCTTTTCGTTGAGCGTCCATATAACCTGTAAAGCCTGAAGTACTTTAGGGTGTGCCTTGATCCCTATAATATTTCTTGTAAATTCCCAAGGCTGGTTAATACTAATATCTTTTAGCAGTTCATCTTCTGTCAATATGTCTGCTACTGCAAAATCGGTATGCCTGCTGTAATAAGTCAGTTTTCCATCTTTAGCAACAAAGACATAACCCATCGTAGATTCTGAAAGGCTCTCAATCTCGCCTTTGGCTTTTAGCTTCGGTTCCCACCAGTAATCAATCGTATCAGGCGCAACATCTAAGGCACTACCCCAAATAGCAGGCCACGCTACATAATCCAATGTGTTTTGTATTGCCGTATCTGCCGTCAGGTTTGCTACAATGGCAGCTCGAACATCCGCATTTTGTAGATATTCCCAACCGTCTTTTATAACCAGGTCAACCGTTCCCCTTCTACCATAAGGAATGATGGCTGATAATATCCCAGTAAACACTTCCTCATTATCTCCGGCTGTTCCATTCTTTACACTGATCTGAACCTTGCAGCCTGATTTCAATAAACCATATAAAGGGCCAGCCGCATTGTAAGGATCATACCGCCCAGTGTCATTGTAAAGTTTAATTACCGCCTGCCCTATCGGCTGCTTTTCAAATCCATCCGCTGTTGCCCTGATGTAATAATCCCTACCCCGTGTTGATTGAAAATGATAAGCATAAGTGGCTTCATTCTGACCGTCAAATACATCATCATTATCCCAATCAACCTCCATCGCCCAAAGATTATTAGTGGTAGTGGTAACCCCATATTTAAATTGTGAATATTTAAGGTCAGTAGTTGTGCCGAACTTTGTCATACAGCCTGCCTTAATGCGTTTCTAACAATAGGAACCAATACCCGTTCAGCATTTTCCATATCGGATAACGAGAGAAACGAGCTTAGATTTAATGTGATGTTGATTGCCCTGCCTCCCCCAAGTTTATCATTCGGGATTATATTTCCAGAAGAGGATGGTGAGAATAATTCTGGTCCTTCTTCACCAACCAAATAAGTACCACCACTGGCTACTGGTCCACCCTTTGCGTGTCCCAATTGTCCGCGAGATAAAGGAGTAGATGCAGATGATGTACTACCCCCTCCGCCGCCACCGATATACGTTGGTCCCTTTAGTATCATCCCAGAAATACTCATAAATAATGCTCTGATTGAGTTTACAACTCCAGCCGCCTCATTGCGGAATTCCC